AGGTGCAGAAGCAAAAGATATGACACACGCAGTTAAAATGCTTAACTATGCAAACAAGAACACATTGCTTGTTCTTATTTCACAGCAACGTAATAGTTTTGGTGGAATGCATGCAACTCATATTCCTACTGGGGGTATGGCTGTTAAGTTCTTCTCAAGTACCATCGTAAAGCTTTGGTCAAGTGAGTCAGAAGCTAGTTCTATTAAAGACAAGGTAACCGTTGGTGACCGATTAATTGAACAAAAGGTTGGTCGTCCAGTTAACTGGACTATTGATTACAACAAGACAGGACCACAGTTTATTGGTGGGTCATACGACTTCTATTTCCAAGGTGATCACGTTGGTGTAGACACTATCGCTGACCTTGTTGACACAGCAGAACTTATGGGCATCATTGAGCGTGGTGGTGCTTGGTATACAGTTCTAGAAGAGCGTTTACAAGGACGAGCAAAAGTGGTAGAATATGTTAGAGCAAACAAGGAAGTGTTTGACACTCTTGAAAGTATGGTGTATGCAAAGCTATGATAAATCCAAATGATTTTATAAAGACTACTCCAAAGCAAGAAGAACCAAAGCAAGAGCTAAATACTGTCGGTGGCACATTTATTTGTCAAGAATGTCTTGTGCCAGTTAAAGAAGCTATCTTAGATGAAGATACAATGTCTTTGACATATACCTGCAATGACGGACACAAAAATGAGGCAACGATTTGAGTGAAGCAGGAGAACTAAAACGCATTGGTGCTAAAGCACATAAAAACTCTGGTCGTGGTCAATACTATAAGGGTGATGGCAACACAGATGAGTTTATTGTAGATGTAAAAGAAGCAGGTAAAAGTTTTACACTTAACCAAGATGTATGGGCTAAGATCGTCACAGACACTCTGAGAACGGATAAAACTAAATATCCTGCCTTATTACTGGCTATTGGAGAAACACAAAAGATAAGATTAGCAGTCATTGAATGGGCTGCCCTAGAAGATTTAATGGAGAGAGCAAATGGAATCAACTCTTGAGTTTATTAGTCAAGTCACAGAGTTTAATGACTTGCACGAATATATGAAAGACCCAGAACTTGATGAAGCGATGGCAATTATTGTAAAGATTATGATGAAGCCAGATATTCCATCTGTTCAAGCAGTAGCCCTAATTGGAAAACTACAAGCAATGTCTGCTAAGTTTGCTATTCTTGCAACTTACTACACAACTATTGCAAAAGGTCCATCAGGAAGTGTGAACAACACAAAAAAGAATGTATACTATACAATGAAAGAATCAATAGACAAAATCGTAGATGCTCTAAAGTATCTTGCACGATATAACTTAGGAGCATAGAATGGCTAAAAATTTAATAGGAAGTTTAGTAACAAAACCAAGAGATACAAAGTTAGATGCAAAGAAATACCGTCTTGCATTAGGTAAGGCATATCTAGCAGGTAAGAATGGTGTTCAGTTTACAACTAAGAAAACATTTTCGCCATCTACCGTTGGCTATGGTTATGGAACCTGCCCAAGATACTGGAACCTTGCATTTTCTGGTGTAGAGTTTAAGAATAGTTTTAATGCTCAAGGTATGGCTGCAATGAATGCAGGTACACAGGCACATGATCGTATTCAGGCTGCTATGGGCAAGATGGAATATGGAAAACTTGTAGAGCTTGAGCGTGAAGTAAAAGTGGTAGACCCACCTATTCGTGGTTTTGCAGATGCAATCATTGAGATTGACGGAGAAGAAATAGTTGGCGAAATTAAAACAGTCAAGTCTGAAGGTTTTGATATTCGTAAAGATACATCTACAGGTGCAGATAGTCACGTTGTTCAGTTGCTTATCTATATGAAAGCTATGGATATGAATGAGGGTTTCTTCCTTTATGAAAATAAAAATAGTCACGAGATTGCTTGCATCCCTATCGTAATGTCTGAGGAAAATAAAAAGTATGCAGACTACATCTTTGATTGGATGCGTGAAGTTTACAAGGCTTGGGAAGATAAGAAAAACATTAAGAGACCTTTTACTGAAAAAAGCAGTAACTGTAATTATTGCCCTATCAAGGCTGCTTGTTGGGAAAAGCCAGATGGTCGCACAAAGATTGAGCCACTGGAGGTTAGATCATTGTGAAAGATTGCGTACAATGTAAGCAACCTTTTAGTTTTAAGACACACAATCAAAAATACTGTTCTAAAGAATGTTGTAGGCTTGCTACCAATAAAAAGATTATGCAAAAGTACTACATTAAAAAGCAGCGTTTGGCTGGTGCTATTAGGTTATGCGTTAACTGCAAAAACCAACTAAGCAGATACAATTCAGACAGCAAGTGTACAATGTGTCAGGAACTTGAAAGAAAGAATAAGTCCAATATAGCGAGAGGAAGTATTGAAGATGTCATTAGCAAGCTTGGCAAAGCCAAAAGCAGGTAAAGTCTTAGGCATTGATGCTTCTACTGGATCTATTGCCTTTTGCTTATTTGAAAATGGTGTTCCTGTTAGATATGGAAAGTTTCCTCTAGAAGGAATGGACATTTATGAAAAGGTTGCAGATGCAGGAAAGAAAACAAAGATTGCATCGGAGTTTCTAAAGCCAGACTATGTTGCTATTGAATCAGCAATTATGGTCAAGTCTGCTGATGCAGGTCTAAAGATTGCAATGATTGTTGGTGCAGCACTTTCTGTGTTGCTAAAACCAGGAGTTAAGACAGTTTCTATTGCACCTATTCAGTGGCAAGCATTTATTGGAAATAAAAACCCAACTAAGGCAGATAAGTTAGCATTAGAAAAAGAAATACCAGGAAAGTCTGCAACTTGGTATAAAGGTGAAATGAGAAATAGAAGGAAGCAAAAAACTATGGACTTTTTTAACAACACCTTTGGAACAGAAATTGAAGACAACGATGTTGGTGATGCCTGTGGTATCGCCTACTACGCTTATAAGAATATGACGGAGAGATAATGAGTAAATTATATCAATCAAAAGCTTGGCTAACAAAGAGATACCTCATTGATAGAAAGACTATTGAAGAAATTGCAAAAGAGTGTGCAACAAGCCATCAAACTATATACAGATACCTTGTGCAGTTTGATTTAATTAGGAGTCAGAGAACGTGGAAAAAAAGATAAAGATTAACTTTACAGGAGTTTCTTTAGATTCAGATTACTCAAAACAAGACTCTGGCTATTCAACCGCAGGTAAAAATATTTACGAGACATTAGCAAATTATGATTTTGAAATGTCAAGTTTTGATACTAAGTCTGACATTAACCTTTCATTTGCAAACCCTGCAATGCATGTGATGTTTAGTGGTATGTATAATGTTCTTTACTCCGCCCACGAAACAAGTGAGATATCTGATTATTGGGCTAAATGCTTAAATAAGGCAGATGAGGTTTGGGCTACGTCAAGTTGGACAGCGGATGTTTATCGAAAGAAAGTTGATAAGCCTATTCACGTTGTGCCTCACGGTGTATCTGGAGGCTTCGTTCCAGGAAAAAGAAAACTAAAGGAAAACAAGTTTATCTTTTTGCACGTTGGAGAGCCATATGTTCGTAAGGGTGGACAGGCTGTTGTAGATGCCTTTTTGCAGGAGTTTGAGGGCAACGAGGATGTTCTGTTGCTTATTAAGTCCTATGATCAGGGTCATACCATATTGGTCCCAGATGCCACAGGGCAGCTCGTAGAGCCACAAATTATTCATAAGAATATCAAAACCATAAGCAAGTCTACAAGCTTTAATGATTATTTAAAGATACTTCATAATACCCACTGTTTGGTTTATCCAAGTTGGGGTGAAGGCTTTGGAATGATGCCTCTAGAGGCTATGGCAAGTGGTATGCCAGTAATTTCTACTTGGGAATGGGCGGAATACAAAGATGATATCAGATACAAGATTGAGAGTGACCTATCCCCAGTACCAGATAGAATACCTGAATATCTAAAAGAAACATATTTAGGAGAAATATACCTTCCTAGAATTGAATCTATACGCTATAATATGAGACAGGTATATGATAACTATGAACAGGCATTTGAGGATGCTTGGACAGACTCTTTTAAGGTTCATAGAAAGTGGAACTGGGAAGAAGTTATTGAAAAGTTTGCCGTACCAAGACTTAAGGAAATATATAAAAATGCACGAGTATAAAGATGAAAAGTTCCACATTGAGGTGGATCAGGTTAATCACCCAACTCATTACACTAGCCACCCAAGTGGTATTGAAGCAATTCAAGTTACAAGACATATGAACTTTAACCTTGGTAATGCTATGAAGTATATTTGGAGAGCTGGAATCAAGAATGATGAGAAGCATATTGAGGACTTACAAAAAGCAATCTTTTATATAAATGATGAAATTAACAGACTGGAGGGTAGGTACAATGCCTAGTTATGAATATACTTGTCTGAGTTGTGATAAAACTATTAATAAAACTAACGTAAAAGTAGACGATAGAGACCATCAGCAATGTGAAGAATGTGGAAATGTTTTAACTAGAAGTTGGACTATTGGCAATGTTGCTGTGTGGGCTCCAACATCTGGTGGATATCGCTAAATGGCTAAAAAACGGACAGAGATCAAATATAACCCACTTTGGGAAGTAAAGCATGAATATGTACACGGAAAAGACATAATTACCCCAGGAACATTAGTTAAAATTAAGAATGTTCGTGGTCAATTTAAGTTCCAAAAGTATGTCAAAAATACAGACTCAGGTATGGAGTGGGTAGATGTTCTTGGTCAAACTGGCTATAGATCCTTTTATGTATACGATTTAAAGGGTATAATTAAGCCTAAGAAGAAAAGAGCAAAAAAAGATAATGTCTGAAATAGAATTAGTAGACCGTTGGGAAAACATTAACAAGGTCGCAGAAGAGTTTCTAAAGGGTAACACCAATCCTACAACTATTGCCAAAGCCCTAGAAATGAAGCGTGTGGACGTTATCGACTATCTAGAAGAATGGCGTATGGTCGTAAGAAGCGACAAGCAGGTCCAGCTTCGTGCTCGTGAAGCACTAGTTGGTGCAGACCAACACTACTCAATGCTAATTAAAGAGGCTTGGGATGTTGTAAATGAGGCTGGAAATACTAACCAGCTTTCACAAAAGACGGCAGCACTAAAACTTATTTCTGACGTTCAGCAAAAGCAGATCGATATGCTACAAAAAGCAGGTATGCTAGACAACCACGAGATGGCTGAAAAGATTTTAGAGACAGAACAAAAACAAGAAGTTATTGTTGGTGTCATTAGAGATGTAGTATCTGGATGCGATAAGTGTCGCATTGAGGTAGCAGAAAGACTTTCAAAGATAAGCGACAAAGCAGAGGAAATCTAATGTTTGAAGATATGTTAGATCTTCTTGGCGGTGACGAGTTTGATGAAAGACCAGTAACTCTAGAAGAGTTTGTTACAAGTGAAGACTTCCTTGGTCTACCACCATTATCTGAATACCAATACACATCTATTCGTGCTATGAGTCAGATCTACAAGAAGTCAACCCTAATTAATCTTTTTGGTGAAGAAGAGGGTGAAAAAAGATGGAAGCAAACTTGTAACGAGGTAATCCTTCAACTTGGTAAAGGTTCTGGTAAGGATTATATGTCAACTATTTCTGTGGCATATATTGTTTATCTTTTGCTTTGCCTTAAAGACCCTGCTAAATATTTTGGAAAGCCCCCAGGTGACTCTATTGACATTCTTAATATTGCTATCAATGCTGAACAGGCAAAGAATGTTTTCTTCAAGGGATTTAAAACCCGTATTGAAAAGTCACCTTGGTTTCTTGGAAAATATACTCCAACCGCAGGTGCAATGACATTTGATAAAGGTATTACCTGCCACTCTGGACACTCTGAAAGAGAATCTTGGGAAGGTTATAACGTAATTATGGTAATCCTTGATGAGATCTCAGGCTTTGCTACAGACTCAACATCAGGACACGATCAGGCTAAGACTGCTTCTGCTTTATACGATATGTATCGTGCATCAGTAGACTCTCGTTTCCCAGACTTTGGTAAAGTTGTTTTGCTTTCATTCCCACGTTATCGTAATGACTA